ATCCATTTCTTCTGCTATTGCTTTAACGGTTTCTCTTAAACCCGTATTAAGAGCGTCTACTTCATAGAGGACTTGATCGCCCTCTGTAATTAATTTTTTTAGTCTTGCTATTTCTTCTTGATTGAAAACTTTGTTAAATGCCATTCTTACTACCTCGAATCTATATTTATATTTACATCTAGTTGCTGTAGTATAACAGGATTCTTGGTATTGTCAAGATCTATTTCTAAAGTAAATACAGATTTAAATCCAGGGAAGTTCTCAAATGATATTGCTTCTAAAATTTCTCTGTTTGTTATTCTATTACCTTTATCATCATATGCCACATACTGATCTCCAGTATAGTGAACTTCTACGATCATACAAGTTCGCCCCAGCCTAAAAGTGCTGAAACATTAACACCATTACTAGCAGGACTGGCTACCACTGTGATTATATCACTGGTACCATCTAAAAATCTTCCCAGTTGTATGACTAGACTGCCGTCTAAACTTGCTGTTCCACTGTCTGTGCTTAACCAACCGCCAGTAATCTCTGTACCGCCACTAAACGTGTCAGGAACATTACCGCCACCACTGTTGATATCATGTAGCACATAATCCACAATGCCATTGCTGTGTGTTACCCAACTGGTACCATTTAGTGTAATCGTGGGATTTAGTAACAATTTAAAAAGAACGTTTTGGTTAGATAGAATTAACATTTCTAATTTTCTAACAACCACAACACTGTCTAATCTACTGCTGTTAATTCTAATACTGATAAGCGGATATTCTGAACCTTTTGTTGTAAGGTTTTGTCCATCAACACCATTACTTACAAAATTTATTGGAGTATTTTGTTTATAGCCACCTTCAGATATCACTGTGCTACAAATTTGTTTCATGGTGCTACTGGCTACGGTTTCTGCTGTGTTTAATATTTCATATCTCACAGGCAACACCGCAGTGGTCATATACACTTTGTCTAAAATGTTAGCATGTTGAAAAGTATGAGCAGTGTAGAAATTACCATTAACAACAAAACCCACTCTAACTTGTCCTACACCTAACCATTCCAAATCCATAAACAGTATTTGTGCTTTGGTTATGTCAATGTCAATACCACTTGCTGTAGTACCATCCAGTTTGTCACTGTTCCAACTGCTTTGAGCAATTTCTTCATCAACTGCTGAGCCACTTGTATAACTTCTACGAACAATATAATTAACACCATCTTTGTTCATAAAGAAGATGCCATTTTGAGCATTGTAATAACCCACGCATTGTACTAAACCTGATTGTCCTGCGTCCATTACAAATGTTGCTAAAATTTGTAAACTTTTGCCTGGTTGGTATGGAAATACATTTTTACTTTCTCTAATAGCATGGTCACCGGCAGTGGTCGTTACTTCCATATCCAAAGTGCTTTCATTTATTTGATAGGTTGTACTGGCATTACCAGTTAAACTTTCATCAAATAAATCTTCACGTTTGGTATATTTTAGTTGTGCGTCAAACAGTGTAAATGGTTCTGCTACACGTTGTCTACCAAACCCATCTATACCTACATCTGTTGTTGAATTTCCAGCAGTTGTTAGTGTTCTGACAACAGGCAATCCTTGACTATTAAAGTCCATTGCATTATGCAAATTACTTAAATCATTCTCTCTGGGATATGGGTTTGCCATTTTATACTTCTATACTTGCTTCAAAGGTAAATTGTATGTCATCAAATTCATTAAATAACATTTCTGAAATTTCATCTCCTTCATCAGGATGTATTTCTTCCAGTAATACTATCTCATAAATCCACATGAGACCTTCTGAGTCTTCCCCGGTATATCCTATGACTTCAATGCCTACCTGTTCTTTTTCTTCATCATATGCAGTTAAAACTTTTGTTGGTACAACACTTTGCACAATATCGTGATACACAATCACGTCCTCATCACTGAGTTCGTCTCGTGTTAACATTCTTACAAAGTGTTTTACAAACATAATTTTTACTGTTTTCCAAATGCTTTTCCGGCCTCTGAAATACCAAATGCACCAAGTGTTACCACAACAAAAGATGTGTATATGGTGTCTGAAACATTAAGATCCATACCCCAAAAACCTGTTACTAGGTCTGTGATACCAAATGCTAACATCATTATAAATGAACCAAAACCAATTATTGATTTTTCATTGATATCGTTTTCATCTCTAAACAAAGCACCAAAGGAAAACTTTTCTTTGGGTTTTGCCGCCGCAGTAGCAATCTGTAGTTCTTTGGATAACTTTTCCATTTCTTTGATTTTGTCTTGTGCTTCGTCAAGTTTCAAAACCATTTCAGTGTACTTGGCTACATCTATTTCTACATTACCAGAACTAACTTTAGTTTCTTCTGCCATCTGTCTCTCCTACTTGTGTTATAACTC